CCTACAGCCCCCAACCCAGCTAACGATGGGTTATTAGGTACAAGACGAGCTGAAATAGTTCAATTAAAAAATCAAATAGAAGATATTAAAAGTAAAATAAGTAAATTAGCATAAAATGGCAGTCGCAGCAATACAATCTTTATTAGAAAATGGTATAGACAAAAAAATATTTGAAGCTAAAAATGAGCTAAGAGAACAATCTAATAAACAGGTAGGAAAAGTAAAAGAACAACTCCCTACTGAAGAACAAATAAAACAACAATTTAAATCTAATATTTGCAGTCCACAAACAGAACAAAAACTTACAGCTAATTATAATAAGTTAAAAAATAAAGTAAATAGATTAAAAAATCAAGTATCAAGAGGTAAAAGTAAATTAGATAAAATACAAGAAAAATTAAATAAAATAGTCGAACAAATAATACCTAAAATACATGCATTATTAAAATTATTGGGAACATTAATAATAATAGCTAAAGTACTTATAGTAGCTTTAACAGCTTCATTAGCTATACCAGGTGCACCCATCCCTACATTATTAGATTTAAGAGAAAAAGCTAGGGTAAAAATAAAATTTTTTGATAGTGCTATTAAAGCATTAGGTAAATCAATATCAAAATATAGTAAAAAAGCACGATCCATATTAGCCATAGTACCAGCAGCTATAGCTGCGTTAGTAGCTTTAATTAGTTTCATTGATTTTTTATTAACATTATTAGAATTATCATACCTACAATATTTACAAAAATGTAATATAGGGGGGGATGAAATAACAGATTCTGAAGGTAATATTGTTGAAGATAATTTATCAGAAGAAACTTTTAACCAAGATACCTTGGATAATTTAGGTAATTTATACGCAGGAATTATCAACGAATTACAGCTTCAAGGAAAAGATGAGGTAATAGAAAAAATATATAACGCTAACTTCCAACAAATTGGATATAGACGTTTTAAAATCTAGAATTTATTTATATTTATTAACAAACAACAATTAACAATATGAAAGCAAAAACTTTTGAAAATCTAATTAGAAAAGTAGTTAGAGAAGAAATCGATTATGCGTTACGTAGAGAAATTAAATCACTTAAAGAAGATTTACGTGATGAACTTAAACCATCAATAGTAGAACATACTGAAAGAATGGTTGAAGTGCCACAACAATCATCTTTAAAAGAAAAAATTATGGGTAAAAAACCTATCAAAAAACAAAATTTTGTAGGTGATAGTACACTAAATGATTTATTAAATGAAACAGCAATGGGTGATACAAATACTCAAACTGCCCAATCACCTGTAAGTTTAGCCCAACCTTTTGCTACAGGCGCACCACTACCAATGGATACAACAGGTATGCCTACTGAAGTAGCTAAGGCTGTAACAAGAGATTATAGTGGTTTAATGAAAGCAATTAATAAGAAAAAAGGACTATAATAAATGCCATTAATTCAAGGAGTACGAAGAATAAATCCTTTAGATTCTAATAAAAATGTTAGGATAGGGGTAGCGTTTCCCTTGGATGACGTTAATATTTTTAAAGGAACCCAAACAGTAAAAGAACAAGTAAAAAGCAACTTAATAAACTTACTACTTACAGAAGCGGGTGAAAGAGTTAACGAACCTAATTTTGGTGTAGGTCTAAAAAAATTATTATTTGAACAAGATATAAACACAGATGAACTAAATGAAAGAATTAATAATCAAATAGTTTTTTATATTCCCGAAATATCTTTGATAGATACATCTGTAAAATTTGAAGATGACGAACATAAACTATTTATAACAATATCATATAGATTTAATTTAGATGGAACTAATGATGCTATACAATTAAACTTTAACTAATGGCTTACAATAAAGTATCAAATAAAACACAAGATAAAGACGTTAAATACCTAAATAAGGATTATAATTCTTTTAAAAATCAATTAATAGAATTCGCTGAAGTATATTTTCCAGATAATTTTAACGATTTTAGTGAAGGTAACCCAGGTATGATGTTTTTAGAAATGGCATCATATGTTGGTGATGTTTTATCTTTTTACACAGACACACAATTAAGAGAATCATTTTTAACACTTGCACAAGAAAAAGAAAACCTATATAATTTAGCTTATGCTATGGGTTATAAACCTAAAGTAACAACAGCAGCATCAGTTGATCTAGATTTATTTCAGCTAGTGCCTTCTACCTTAGTAAGTGGGGATTATAAACCTGATTTTGATTACGCATTAGATATAGAAGCTAATTCTATTTTTGAATCAACTGAGGGCCCTAAATTTTACACAGATAGAAAAGTAAGTTTTGATTTTTCATCTTCATTTGACCCCACAACAGTAAGTGTATATCAATTTGATGGTTCAAATAATCCTGAATATTATTTATTAAAAAAATCAGTTAAAACCATATCGGGAGAAACTAAAACACAAACATTTTCTGTTGGTGCTGCTGAAAGGTTTAAAACATTAACATTATTTGATACAAATGTTATTTCTATAGAATCAATTGTAGATTCTGAAGGTAATAATTGGACTGAAGTACCATACTTAGCTCAAGACACAGTTTTTGAAGAAATAGAAAACACAGCAGCTAATGATCCTGAATTATATGGATTTAACCAACAAGCACCTTACTTATTAAAATTAAAAAGAACCCCCCGTAGATTTATATCTAGATTTAAGGCTAATAATCAACTTGAAATACAATTTGGGTCTGGTGTAAGTGATAAAGCTGATGAAAATATTATACCAAATCCAGATAATATTGGTTTAGGAATTAAAGATGGAAGAAATAAATTAGATGTAGCTTATGACCCCTCAAACTTTTTATATACAAAAGCTTATGGCCAAGTACCGGCTAATACAACATTAACTGTAACTTATGTTGTAGGTGGTGGTTTAGAAGCTAATGTAAATTCAAATACTATTACTAAGATAGGAACAATAACTACTACTAACAAACCCAATTTAAATGGGGCGATGTTAAATTTTATAAAAAGTTCTGTATCTTCTACAAATCCAGAACCCGCAAAAGGTGGGGGAGCTGGTGACTCAGTAGAAGAAATAAGACAAAATACAATAGCTAATTTTGGTGCTCAACAAAGAACAGTAACTAAAGATGATTATTTAGTTAGAACATTATCAATGCCCGCTCGCTTTGGTAGAATAGCTAAAGCATATATAACTCAAGATGACCAAATTTCACCCTTAACAACCGAAGCTAATCGTATACCAAATCCATTAGCCCTAAATTTATATACATTAGGATATGACTCAAATAAAAAATTAACAACTTTGAACACATCTACTAAAACAAATCTTTCTACATACTTAGAGCAATATAGAATGTTAACTGATTCCATTAATATTAAAAATGCTTTTGTAATTAATTTTGCTCTTGATTTTGAAATTACTTCTTTTAAAAATTATAATAATGAAGAAATTATATTAGAGTGTATATCAGAACTTCAAGATTATTTTAATATAGATAAATGGCAAGTAAATCAACCTATTATAATCTCAGAAATTGAAAACCTAATAGGGGGGGTTAAAGGTGTACAAACAGTAGAAAAAATAGAATTAATTAATAAAAGTGGAATAGCATTAGGATATTCACAATACAAATATGACTTTACACAAGCAACAAAAAATAAAGTAGTATATCCTTCGTTAGATCCAAGTATTTTTGAGCTAAAATACCCAAACACAGATATTAAAGGAAAAGTAACAACATACTAAAATGGCATATTATTTTTTATTTCCAGAAAAGGACGCTACAATATATAGTCACCCAGATAGAACTACAATGAATACTGGTGGTGATGAAATTCTTGAAATTGTAAAAGAAAAAGGAAGTTCAGATCAAAGATATTACTCATCAAGGGTTTTAATCAAATTTAAAGATTCAGAAATTCAATCAGTAATAGAAAATAAAATAGGATCTTCTGATTTTACTTCTTCCCTTCAATTGTTAAGCACAGAACATAAAAATCTGTCGTCTATTCTAGATTTAGAAGTATATGCAGTCTCCCAATCCTGGAATGAAGGAACAGGAAGATACTCAAATCTCCCAACAGGCTCAAATGGAACAAGTTGGATTTATAGAGATAACAGTACAACAGCTACTAAATGGACTACTTCAAGTTTTGGAGATGGCTCAACAGGTTCAATAGATGCTGTTGGAATCACCGAGGGTGGTGGCGTTTGGTATACTGGCAGTAATTTTCAAGGTACTCAACAATTTTTACGTGGAGATAATTTAGACACAGACATTAATGTAACACCAATTATACAAAAATTTAGCGCAA